TGCATGGAAAGGACATGTCGGTTTTTACATTGAAACAAGAATAATAGATGGGATAGATTATTATGTCATCCTTGGTGGTAATCAAAAGAACAAGGTAGGTTATGAACTCTACCCTGCTTATAAAGCCCTCTCTATTAGGAGATCAGCCCCTGTTCCCTTGAAGCGTCCATCACAATCGGGGTAAATGCAACCTCAACAATCTCGTTGATTTGATCCCAGTTGGATTCACGGATCGTGCGTCCTGAGTAACGACACCATTCTTCAAGTGCAAGTTCATGTTTCTTCAAACCCAGAACACGAAGTTCACGACCACGATTACCAAGACCGTTGTTAAAGATATCGTAAACGACATTCTGCGCCTTGCGAAACTTCTCAAGCGAAGGATTTTTTTTCTTGTTCGATACTTCACCAACTGAAGGGAAGTTATCAAGGTTACTCAACTTGTCCGAAAGTTCACTAGTTTCTGGAGTACATCCCCAGACTGCATTTTTAGGATTCCACATAATTAAGCCTCCGTACGATCATGGATAGGAAGAATGTTGTATTCAAAACGACTGTCTGAACATCCACCATAGTTTCCACCAAACATAAACCAACCCTTTGCACGTTCCCAAGTCTCAGTGATTTCATCGAACACGGCGGGAACCAGTTTAGGATAAGGACTACCACAAGGACGATCATCCACGATCATCACTGCAGGGCGATCATCATTCGGATCAAAAGGGCCGTCACAGTTGACGACATTCAAACAATTGTTTGTAGAACTGATTCCACCATTTGTGCAATCGTATTCCCCAAATTCTGAGTTGCGATATACTGATACATTAAGTCCCATGATTAAGCTCCAATCGTGTTATAGTAACCATCTGCATAGACGACGATGTCGCCTTCAAATGTTTCAACTTGTTTTTCAAGAACAGATCCTGTGAAGTATACACAGGCATCTGATGCCCACTGGAAATCTTCAGACTTGATTGTCGTCTTAATAGGCATCTTCCAGTTACTCATGCCCTCTACTAGAAGATCGAAACCTTCTGCGATTTTTTCTTGTGTGTAATTCTTATATACGATCATTGCGAATACTCCGTTTTGTTTTCATACATGTCAAAGGCAGAATAGAAGTTATATTCGCCATTGGGAAGTTGGGTAACGAATTCGAAATCAGGTTCCGAACCGTAACACACACGGCGTTCCACAACTGGTGCGCCTGCAATAGTCTGACATGTCCAGACATCATTCATAAAATTTACCATATTACTTCCTCTGTTACGATCATGCGACGACCTAAGTTTTGTTCGACACAGTTTTCTGTGTATGTTTTTACCGCACCGTCTGTGTACATCACAGTGATCAGTGTCTCATCATCTGCGTCTGTTGAGATCGATGTGATCTCGCCTTTTGCAGTGTAGTCACGATACTGGCGCAAAAATCCCATACCAACTTCAAACATCATTTCGTCCTTTCGATCAACTTACTCTTATAATATAGGGTATAAACAAGGAAAAGGCAAGCCTTTTTTGTAATTATTTTAAATTTTCTTTCCTAATGTTTTCAATGACTTAAACTTTTTCGTCAAAATTTTCTCAAATTTTCTTGCTTCGACTTCGTACCAGAGATCCAGATATTCGTCATATGTCGAATGATCAGACTGATTCGTTATATCTAATGTCTTACGTGCGTACTGCATCACGTGAACCATCTCATGACAGATCGTCGTAACCAGTTTAGAGAGGGAGAGGTTTGCGTTTACTTCAAGTTCGAACTCACGAGTATCGATTGCGCAACAGTAACCGTATTGATGTGATTCCAGTTTGTTATTCAAGATCACATCAATCTCTAACGTGCGCATACGAGGCATCAGTTCGTCAATGCAGAACCTGACCACCTGTTCTGCAATCGAACGTTTTAGTTTTGTAGAACCTTCTGCGTAAACGTAGTTCATTATTGTGCACTCCTCATTTTAGTCATACGTTCTTTTGCTTCGATCCATTTCTCGAAAGCCAAAGGTTTACGTTGTTCGCCACATGCAAGTTTCTTTTCCTTGAACTTGGACTTCAAGATCTTTGCAGGTTCAGCACCCATGAAACGTGAAACCAGTTTCAACAGATCACGACGAAACTGACGACCATGATGCCAGTTACCTAGACAGTGAGCCATCTCGTGGATCAGAGTGTATTCGTCAAGACCAACGATCAGGTCAAGAGTAATCGTGTTACCACGTGCCCAACCTGCAGTGTGACGACCAGTGTTACGTTGTTTCGAATTTACTGAAACAGGCATTATGTCACGACCTTTTTCGTCACGCAACTTTGCCCACAAGGCAGACTTGGTGATTTGGTCACAACGTTTCTGCGCTTGACGGATAGTGTCAAACTCTTTTACTTGATACTCACGTTGGAACGCCCACTCACATTTGTAGGTTTTGGTCTTTTCGGAATCTTTACCGTAAGTACCTTTGTTCTGACTCATCTTCTGCTTTTGCAGATAGTCGATATAACCTTGGATCAGGTTGGTTTCGTAACCTGCGTTACGCCACTGATCGACTTGGGCAGACATTGATGATGGATATGCAAGCATTTTTATACCTCTCTCTATTAACTTCAAGATTATACTAACACGAAAAGGGCACAAATGTCAAGCCCGGCACGAAAAAAAGAATCTAAGGAAAACAAGTACTTATAAAATAATTTGAAAAAAGTTTAAGTGACAAATATACCACAAGATATTTTGATTTTCCGAAAGAGTCTTCTGCATCGCAGAAAAAACCCTAAATAATAGTATCAGAAGGAAGAGATTCGTCTCTTCCTCTTTTTTTGTTATGCATGTTATAAGAAAGGAATTTAAATGCGTATGATCATTACTTCACTTGTCATGGGGATCTGTTGTTCAACATCCGCTATGGCGTTAGACCTACCAGTGCCTGGTTTGGAACTCAACACAGAAGTTAAAGCATTCCACAAAGTGGAAGCGGAAACTAATCACGTCACAATCGAACCAGAACTGCGTTATACACCAGCGGCTGGGCCTCTGTCAGTTTGGGCAGAAGTACCATTGACAGTGTACGAAACTGGACACGCATCGGGTTCAGACTTTGCCATTCAGAATGTTTGGGAAGATGGACACAAACCAACTCTAGAGTTGGGTGCAGATATCGCACTAGGTGGCGGTGTTACTGCATATGGTGAAACGACATGGAACTTCGATTCAGAAGACCGTGGCGAAGTAGAAGTGGGCGTCTCGTTCAACTTCTAATCACCTAAATATAGGCGGTCACGGGCGGCATTCGTGCCGCCCTTTTTTTATGGAGAATTGAATGAGAAATTTATATATGGGATGGGATTCCAGACAATCACTCGCCTATGATGTGATGGAGTGGAGTCTCTACAATCACAGTAAAGACATAAACGTCTTACCACTTAAAATCAATGATCTCAGGAGTCAGGGTATTTACACCAGACCAGATGATCCTTTGAGTGCTACTGAATTTACCTTCACAAGATATCTAGTACCTTACTTGCACGACTATAAGGGATGGGCAACATTCATCGATAGTGATATGTTGATGTTGACAGATATCAATCCCCTTTTAGATCAGGCAGATGATGATTATGCAATCATGGTTGCAAAACCCAACTATGACTTCGAAGAGGGACTTAAGATGGATGGTCAGAAGAAATTCAGATATCCAATGTTACCAGACGGCACAACGAGAAAGAACTGGTCTAGTTTGATTATGTTCAATTGCGCACATCCGTCAAATCGTGTTCTCACACCAGACTTAGTAAACAACACAGATTATAATGGGATTTGGTTTCACCAGTTCCAGTGGTTGTGTGAATGGGAGATCGGTGAATTCGATATCGAATGGAACTGGTTGATTAATGTACACGAAGAACCTCGTGATGGATCTCCAAAGATCTTACATTATACAGATGGTGGGCCTTGGTTTCCCCAACACAAAAATGGACTCTATGCAAAAGAATGGTTCAGTGCATTAGACTCATTTGAGAATGGGTTGAACATATCCCTTTCTGAGGTGGGGTAGAATTTGTTTCACTAACGTATCACTGTGATGTTCACAACCAGTAAGGGCATTAAATGTGATGTACGTAGGGACACCATTCTCTGCAGTCCAGTTTGACCATGCGCAACAAGATCCAATGTACATTCTCGCATCTCTTGCGATTTGCATTTTGTTGATTAGTTCGTCTGCGTTCTCAAAGGAACGTGAGTCACCTAGATTATAGAAGTCTGGGTGTGTGGATAACATTGACTCAAGTAATGTTGCATCAGGATCTTGGAATCCTTTTGACTCCAGATCTTCTGGTACATCGTGCCAATACTTTCTTTCTATGAGAGAAGTAACGATACCTTTTCTTTTTCTGGGGGATGCTTTGATGTCCTCGAACGGATCATCTTTTTTAGATTTCCAAAACGAATTAAACTTTGCACGTGCAACTTCTTTAAAGACATCTCTATCTTCTCCAAAGAATTCTTGATATGGTTCTAATGTTATTTCGTGATCGTCATCTATAAAGTGTCGATATGCGATCAACGCCATCTTGAAATATTCGAGGTGATCACAAATGACCAAATCTGAATTCTTAAAAACTTTAAACGTATCGTAAATGGCTTGTCTGTGCCATACCATAACTCTCGTTTTAGTTTGCAAGGTGTATTCATAGTTTCTATAGTTATTCGTCTTTGACACGTTCATTGTACGATTCATCACCAAAATTTACTGTTTTCTTTTTACTTTTGTCCTTGGGGTCAATATGGACATCTTGTCTTACTGGGCCACTCTTTCGGGAACATGTATGGTGACATGCAGGTGGGCCATAATTATTCTTTAAGTCTTTATAAAACTTTTGCCACGGTTCAGTCAGAAGTATTTCGTCTATAGTTTCATAATCATCTATGTTACTAACCGCAATAAGATCTTGCATAGATTCGTGTTGCATGTTTCCTAATGTATCTAAGTAACAACATGGTAATAGAATATTCTGATTGGTAACTGCAAATGGAAACCCTTTGAAACACATAGGATCTAATGGTTGTCCTTGTGATTCTTCACCAATCTGATTGAGTTTTTTCATTGCCTCTTCTATTGACATTAATTAGTCCTCATTCTAAATTCTTTACGTGGCATTAAAGGATCATCTATACTTTTCCAACGACCACTATGGATCAGGTAGAATTCAATATCATGTTTCGCTGCTAACTCAACTGCCTCGTCTATATCATCTTGATTGTATTTGAAAACAATATATTGCCACATTGGTTTATTATGAAGATGGAATTTTGATTTGATCATCATTTTGAAAAGAAATTTTCCATCTTGGTTTATTCTATATTTGTGACTATCTTTCGGTAACCCATCAATAGAAAATCTCCACCTTGCGTATGGATGTGCATCCCATGCTCTCCTATACCAATCCACGTTTTTCTTTTTATTCGCAGCATGTTGAACATATACCGCTTTTGCATTATCGTAAGCGATCTTTAACATGTCTATGAATTTTGGATGGTGGGCGGGATCAGAATATTGTCCTTCGAAGTTTATCACGTCGAAAAACTTTGCAACCTTTGTGAAATTTTCTAAAGTTATATCCCAGCCTGGGACTTTCTGACCTCTATCATTATAATAGGTCTGGCGTGCACAGTTAGGACACATCAGAGGACACCTGTGCGTAGAATCTAAATTCACGCTTCGTCGTGAGAAGAATTCATCTGACATTTATTACATCCTATAAATAGTTAAGTTACATGTATTTATCATGAGGAGTTGAACGTGACCAAATATCTACACTATGATTTGCGTACTGATGGATTGAATCTATTAGACACAAATGCTATGTTGGAAGAGTTCTTTCAAAGAAAAGACTATGAGTGGTGGTATAAAGTTCAACCAGATGATGTCGTTGTTGATCTAGGTGCATGTGTTGGTTTCTTCACATGTCACGCACTCGACCAAGGCGCAAAGAAAGTCTATGCAGTCGAAGCAAACCGCAACCACCTCAAGACACTTTGTTACAATGTCGCAGATCATTGGATCGACCACAAAGAATCACCAGTAATTCCTATCCACGCTGCAATCGGTAAAGATGATCGATATGCACTAAACTACTATGGTGATGATACATCCGCTCCTCGTAAAACTTTTATGGAACTGATGTACGAGTATCAAATACACTGGGTAGATTATCTCAAGATCGACATCGAAGGTGCAGAGTTTGATGTATTCTCAGAAGAAAATATGTTGTTTTTAAAACATCACGTCAAACACATCTCTGTAGAATTTCACTTGGATGCATTCAGGGAAGCACCTTATGAGTGGATTAATTTCAGGGACAACATCGCACCACAGTTTGACCTGTCTCAACTTAGGTTCTTGAAACATGAAGATCACGCACTGGCATATAACGAAGAGAAACTGTTAGGTGATTGGCCTATCGGTTGGGGTTCTTCGTTTATGGTTTATATTACCAATTAGTGATGTAGATCATGAACTCTGCAGGGACAGACCTAAAGTCTCTGTTCTTAATTGACCAGTCATTGTTTATCGCATCTAGTACCGTCTTGTTCTGAACTTTCACCTTACCAGCGTTGATAAAGTGTTTCAGAAAATCTTCTCTAAATTTAATAAACTTTTCAGGTGAATCGTCTGCGGCTCGAAGGTGACATTCTATTGCCATGTGTCGAACATTATTTTCAAAGAAACCAATCTGTTCTTTCTTGAAGATATTATATTCCGCTCCCTCACAATCTACTTTTAAAAAATCGATATTACTGATTTGATGTTTGTGAATAAAATCCATAAAACTAAATTTCGGGAAGTCTGATCCATCATCTTCGAACACATGTAATGTGTCATTTGAATCTTCTGAGACTGCACCATGAACAGGTATAACTTTCAAACGATCATCGATTATATAATCTGCAACATTGTTTATTGCAGTTTTTAAAAGATTACGATTCGGTTCAATCATGAATACACGTTCTGCCCCTTTATCTAATGCCAGTGCAGAGAAGAACCCCACACAAGCACCGACATCTACGACAATATCATCTGGGAGTACCTCGTACCACCAGTTATAATCACAGTTGATAAAGAACTCTCTATAAAGAGTCGCAGCCTGAGAGAGATCAATTCCATCGGTACTGATCTTGTGGGGATCTAAAGATTTATGATTCATATTTACCCTGCACTACCAAAGTATTTGTCAATCATCTCCAAAACATCATCGTATTTTGCGATTTCCATTAGTTCCGCTTCCATCGCTTCTACGATGTCAGGGTGTTCACCAATACCTGTTGTTGAGTGCAAGTAAACTTCTACATTTGCTTTATGTTTTGCAACATGACCTTCAGCATGTTTTCTAAGTGCATCTAGTAGGATGTCACGCATATCATTCTCCATATAAATAGTTATTATTAAGTTTGAAAGGTAATCACTTCAATGATCACTAACTATTTATCTCCAACGTCATTCTTTGTTTCTATCGATAGACTTCCGAATGTGGAATTCTTTACACAGAAAGTGACAATACCAGATGTGTCGGGGAACCCACAACAGTTGAACTCACCACTTGGGATCTTATATGATACTCCAAGCCAATTGATCTATTCAGATCTCGACGTGTCATTTATCGTCGATGAGGATATGAAAAACTATTTGGAGATTCTGAACTGGATGGAAGGTATGGGCGCTCCAGAAAATCAAACTCAATACAAGAATCTCAAAGAGAGTGAGAGAGGAACGCAATCAGACATAACGATTGTACTCAACAACAATCACAAGAACCCAAACATCAAATTTAATTTCAAAGATTGTTTCCCCATCTCCATCTCCTCAGTACCACTGGACATCACTGCGACTGATACGAACTACGTAGAAGCGACTGTGGCATTCCGTTATACAAACTTTACGGTTGACACGTACACGTAAATCTGTTATAATGGGAACATTATGAATTGTAGACAATGAGAGGGTGGTAATGACACATTCGGTAGAAGAACTATACTCAAAAATTAAAGTACTGCACGATAAAGGTATTGAACTTCATCGTGAACGTTATCGTGTGCAAGGTACATACGATAAAGAACAATGTCGTTATATGGTAGACGACATAAGATCACTCGCTCGTGATATCGAAAGAGGACTCATTGACTTAGATAGGGATTTTAGTAAATGATAAATGTGCAAGAGACGAATCCGTTTCTACTCCCTTTCTTCAAAGTACCAGTACAAAACTGGGAAGAGAAAAAACCAAAACTATTAGGAATGGTTGATTGGAAAAATAAAGATTGTATGTTCAATGAATATTTTACTGACTATTATTTGCAATTCAAAAACGAAGATAATAGACCAAAATACATCGACGATTTTAAACAGTTGTTGAAACCAGAATTAAATGCGTTTGTCAGTAAGTTAGAAAAATCACCTCTCAATAGAATTCAAAAAGAATGTACTATGAGGATCCAAACACTCTGGGCACAAAAGTATTGGAAAGACATGTCTATGGAACCACATACGCACGAATCGACTGGGTATTCTGCAGTTCTATATGCGGAGTTTACAAGACACCATACCCCAACTGAGTTCTTCGCTCCATTTAAAAATATGTTAGATAGGATGGACTACAGACATACACCAGAAATAAAAGAAGGTGAGATTATATTCTTCCCTAGTCTTCTATTACATTACTCTATGCCTAACAAAACAAAAGTACCAAGGACAATCTTTTCCTTTAACTGTGACATTATACCAATAAGGTAACTATAAAATGAATGATGATATTAATGAGATGTGGGCGAAAGACGCTCCCATCGATGAAACCAATTTGGTGAATGAAAGTAAACGCATACCACAATTGCATAGTAAATATTATGGTATGTACTATAAAGAAGCATTGACTGTGAAGAAAAACCTCGCAGTACTCGCAGAATTAAAAAGAGATAAACTGGAATACTATACTGGTCACTTAGACGAACAAACAATGAAAGAAAAGGGATGGAAACCATTCCAGTTAAAAGTTCTTCGCAACGATGTAGATAAATACATACAGAGCGATAAAGATATTATCAGGTTATCTCTCAAGATAGATTATCACAAAGAACGTGCAAGTTATCTTGAGGATATTATCAAAACAATACACTCTCGTAACTTCGTAATCAAATCAATGATCGATGTTATGAAGTTCCAAGCAGGTGATTATTAATTATGGTAGAGTCTATCCCACCCATCCTTCCAACACAAATTGTAAGTAACTACACTCGCACCGCTTACGTGGGCGAGGACTTGGTTACAACTCACGTCGAACACCAAGTGGTGAATGGCGCAATACGTGTTTCTGAATTGGGATATACTCTATACAATAGAAACGGTGAATTAGTAGACTCTCCAAAACCTGTCGGGTCTAATGTGGATATTCAAACATGACAGATACTGTAACAGTTGAATTTCTTGATCATGTTCATATGAAAGTTCTTGCAGAACCGTCGACACGACAAGAGATCTCAGATTTCTTTTCTTTTAAACCAGAAGGGTGGCAATATCACCCAAAGGTAAAAACTCGTATGTGGGATGGAGTCATTAGACTTTATCAACCTATGAGACCTAAACTCTATGTTGGGTTGTTGGGTAAGTTAAAAGAATTCTGTGACGTTAGAGAATACGAACTTAATATAGAAACAAAAGAATATGATTCGGATGTATGTGTGGATGATTATCCAACTGCGCTTGCAGAACATATTAACTGTAAATACACACCACGTGATTATCAGTCAGAATATATCTGTAATGCGATTGCGAATAACAGAACACTCAGTGTATCTCCTACTTCGTCAGGTAAGTCTCTTATCATCTACCTACTCCAACAACATTATTGGCACACGTTCGATCACAGGACATTGATTATTGTCCCGACGATTGGTCTTGTCCATCAGATGGCAGGTGACTTTGTTGACTATGGATGTAAGGAAGAGATCTACAAAATTCAAGGTGGTGTTGACAAACACACCAAGGCGCCTGTTGTAATATCGACATGGCAATCACTCATCAAACAACCCAAAGCATGGTTCGATCAGTTTGATGTTGTACTTGGAGACGAGGCGCACCTGTTTGCTGCGAAGTCACTTACTACTATCCTAGAAAAATTATCTGACTGTAAGTATAGACATGGATTCACTGGAACCCTAAAGTCTTCGGAGTCAAAGACACACCGTATGGTTTTGGAAGGTTGTTTCGGATCTGTCAAACGTGCAGTTACAACTAAGAACCTTATTGACGCAGGGACAGTTGCAGACTTCAACGTCAAAGCAATTGTACTCAACTATAATAAAGAGACAAAGAAATCTTTCAAGGATGCATTCAAGAAGATTGATGCGCCTCAGAAAAAGTACCCTGCAGAACGTGAGTTCTTGACGAACCACGAGAAGAGAAATATGTTCATCCGTAATCTCGTCTGGTCACTGGAAGGTCAGAACAATCTGATCCTTTTTGATCTGGTTGAGAAACACGGAAAGATCCTAGAACCCTTGCTTCGCAAGGAAGACAGAGTCTTGCATTTCATTTATGGTGGAACGAAAGGGGATGAACGTGAAACGATTCGACACATGGTTGAAGAAGACAAAGAGAAGAGACATGATATCCTTGCATCCTATGGAGTCTTTTCGACAGGGGTGAACCTACAGAAGTTGGACAATGTGATTTTCGCCTCTGGTTCAAAGTCTGAGATCAAGGTTCTCCAGTCAATCGGAAGAACCCTAAGAAAAGGAAACGATGCCGATCACGCTACGCTGTATGATATCGCTGACGATCTCTCTACAGGATCGTTCCAAAATTATACATTAAAACATTTTAGAAAGAGAATTGAGATCTATGGGGCGCAAGAGTTCCCATTTAAGGTGTACACGGTTGACATCTAAAGCAGCCATAAAGGTATCTTTTAAAGCGATAAATCGATTATAACAACGTTGATCAGGAAAGGCAAGAACTATTTTCAAAAAAGATGAAAAAAATTATCTGCTTGACAACCCTATCAACATAGTGTACAATAGACCTAATTTCAACACAACAGAGGGAACCTACATGTGGCTAAGAAAAGAAACTACGTAAACAACAAAGACCTTCTGGAGGCACTTATTCAATATAAGGAAGAGTGCAAGGAAGCGGAAGATGCAGGGGAAGAGATTCCACGAGTACCAAATTATGTGGGAGAGTGCATCTTCAAGATTGCGAATCGTCTTGCGACGAAACCAAACTTCTCTGGATATTCCTATAAAGATGATATGATTTCAGATGGGATTGAGAACTGTTTACAATACATTCACAATTTTGATCCAGAAAAATCAAAGAACCCTTTTGCATATTTCACACAGATTATATGGTATGCATTTCTAAGAAGGATCCAGAAAGAAAAGAAACAACTTTACATCCGATTCAAGTCATCTCAGAAAGCAATGACAAGTATGGGTGCAATGGATGGAATGGGTAACGGAATTCAAATGTCCGAACCCCCAGAATATATCAATGATTTTATAGAAGAGTTTGAAGGTAAACTCAAAGCAAAGAAGGAACAATCGTAGATGAAGTATTTTGTTATGGAACCGACTTATAAAAAGTCGATTGCGGAAGAGACAGTATTTAAAAAAGATATTGATGGTGGATGGCAAAGTGACTCTCAATATAAAAACTCTCTATGGGCAACCCTTGAAGTTGGTTGGAGATGGGGATCTTGGTTAGTCACTATTCCAGAGACAGAAGAAGAAATCATGACATTCGCTAACAGACGATTTGGCGGCGATGATCAGGAAGATCCATATTATAAAAACATTCAAGAGGTGTATGACGATTATTGTTCTGGAGACTGTGAAGAATCAGATGAACAGATAATCGAACTCATAGACGTGTTCACGCCAGATACTTCTGAAGCTTGTACCTTCCATGAGGTTAGTGATTATGATGCGGAAATGATAGAAACATGGGATGGATGTTGGGAAGACTGGTCAATCCGTCAACATGTGACAGACGATGCCGATGGATATCTTGATGAAGATGAAATGAATGCATACTTAGAAAATGTACAAGAAGCTTGGGATGAAGACGGTTACGAATCAGTCGAAAACTTGGACTTCTTGGATGTCGGTTGTGAATTCTATATCAATTGTCCAATAACATTAAAACCTTGCGATGAAAACGGAAAGGTTTTTGACGAGGAGTAATAAATGAAAATTCTAGTATATGGTTTGCCAGGATCTGGCAAATCAACTCTTGCAGAGCCGTTGGCGAAACTCGTCAACGGTGTTCATTTAAACGCAGACAGGGTACGTGAAGAGTACAATGACTGGGACTTCACACCAGAGGGACGTATGCGTCAAGCGATGCGTATGAAGTTCTTATCAGATGGTGTAGTGAAAGCAGGTAAGGTTGCAGTTGCAGACTTCATCTGTCCTACCGCTGAAGCCCGTATATTCTTCAATGCAGATTTTGCAGTATGGATGGATACAATTCAAGAGGGAAGGTTTGAGGATACAAATAAAATATTTGAACAACCTCATATCGATGAGTATGATTATCACGTGTGTAAGTGGTTCAATGATACCCATCAACAATTAGCTGAAGTTTTAGAAAAATATCTCGACTTAGATTATTGTCGATAAGGAGTAGTAATGAGTATCGGTTTCGATTGGAACAAACCAACTGTACAGATGTTAGGCAGGTGGCAACCTTGGCACAAAGGACATCAAGAATTATTTAAACGTGCACTTGCAATCACAGGCCAAGTAGTTATCATGATTCGTGATGTGGGTGGTATCGTTGGTGAGGATGTAGGCGCTGGACGTACTGCAACTCAAGATGACAATCCATTTAATTTCGACAAAGTCTACGACGAAATAGAAATGTCTCTTATACAAGAGGGCTTTACATATGGTAGAGAGTATGTTATAATGAAAGTTCCAAACATCGTAGACATCAGTTATGGACGTGGTGTGGGGTATACTTTTACTGAACATGATCTTGGTAAAGAGATTCATGAGATCAGCGCAACTAAGATACGAAAGTCCATGAGGGAAACAGGGCAACTTGAATGAAGATAGCAATAATTACAGATATGCACATTGGTGTGCGAGGGGATAGTCAAGTATTTCTTGATCATCAGGAAACATTTTTTAAAAACGTTTTCTTCCCCTACCTAGACAATAACGATATCAAAACAGTATTTGATCTAGGAGATACATTTGATCGGCGGAAGTACATCAATTATCAAAGCCTCAAGAGAGGTAAGGAGTTCTTTTTCGATGAACTTGCAAAACGAAATATCGAATATCATGCTTTGGTGGGTAACCACACAACGTACTACACAAATACAAATGACGTAAACAGTATGAACCTGTTGTTGCAAGAGTATAGTAATTTTACTCTGTACCAACATGATGCTGTTGAGTTGACCAAAGGTTCTAC